CCACGATCAGCGCTGGCCGAACCCCAAGCGCCATCACGTTCGCCTTCACCCGATTCAGGCCCTCGTCTGTGTCGAGGTCGCAACCGTCGCGACTGAGCCACATGGAAAGCTTGGGCGCACCGTGGTGAACCTTCCACGCCGCCACGCGCCCACGCAGCCCGTGATGGCCCTCGCCTGCGAGATAGACGACTGGCCCAGGCCTGACACGGCAACCGAACCAATCTGCAGCACCGCTCGCCAGGCGAAGGCACCAGTCCAGGACCACGAACGTCTTGCCGCCGCCCGATGGCCCGTGGACCATGATCAAGGCCTGGTCCTGCAGCCACCCTCGCACCAGCCACGAAATCGGGGCCGGCTGGCTCGCGAAGTCGTCGGCGGGGATCAGCCAGTCCGGGGCTCGAGGCGCAAGGAGAGACGCCAGGTCTTTGCCAGCCTGGACGTAGTCGTTTGCGTCGCCGAGAATCGGCGGGACGACGTAACGCACGCCGTGTTTTGCCGCCGCCTGTTCCGCGTACCGCTGACCCACGCCGCTCTTGTCGTTGTCGGCGACGACACAGAGGTCCGCGCCGGGTAGCCTCCCTTTCCAGTGCTCCGTCACCGGCACGAGATTGGAGGCGCTGTAGGCCACCACGACAGGTCGCCCGCTGACCTCGTGGACGGTGGCTCCGGTGGCGTAGCCCTCGACGATATAGGTAACGCCGTCGGGTTCTCGACCTCCGATCATGGTGAAACATCCGCCGGTCTGCCCACCTGGGTGATAGAGCTTGCCGCCGCTGGCGTCGATATATTGCAGGCTGGCCAGCTCGTCCTCTGGCGAGTAGAGCGGCGCCACCAGCCGCCCGTCACCGGTGACGCGGAGGTCGTGGGGCCTGATCCCCTTGCGCACAAGATAGGGGTGATCTGTCGGTGCCGGCGCGACATCCTCCCAGATGCGCCCTACAACGTCGCTGGCCACCTCGTGGCGAGCCTCGGCTTCTGCCTCGCGCTGAGCGCGGACCTCGGCCATGCGGCGGGCGTGCTCAACCTCCTCAGCGGCTGACAGCCGGCGCCCGATCTCAGCTCGCCATGGCTCGTCGATTCCCTGCCGCCAGTCGCCAAAGCGACCGGCCGGAACCCCATCGCCGTACGCGATATACCAAGCGGCTTTCTGCGGACCGAACCTGTGAATCTTTCCGTCGAGAACCACTGCCGACGGCGGGTCGATACCAGCCACCTCGATAGCGCGAAGGAGCTGTTCTTCGGGTGTTCCGGGGTCGGCGGGAATGAAGGCGCCGCCTCCGAAAAATTGGCGCAGGTCAGCCACGGATCACCCCCTTCAGGAAGCCCTCAAGAAGCACCAGCGTCGACGGGTGCGCGTCCGCCTCGCCCTTGAGGAAGCGATAGATCGTGCCCCGCGATAATCCGGTGGCCTTCGCCACGTCCCTGATCTTGATTCCCCGGTCCGCCATCGCGGCCCTGATCTGCTCTGCTGACATCGTGCCTCCGTTCGTGCTTGACTGTCCCATATGGTGCCTGTAGTGTCCATATGCAACGGCGCAACCCGATGATCGGACCGCGCCATCAAGGAGGGCCGCATGGCCATTTCGTTACGCAGAACCGGCGCGTTGTCTGCGCCATTTGTGAAGGTTTTGGTGCCCGGTGAGTCTGGCGCCGGTAAAACGCGGGCGCTTGCCCAGCTGGACGACATTGTCATCCTGTCCGCCGAAGAGGGGCTGCTGTCGATTCGCGACAGCGACAAACCCTACATTACGATCAACGGCATCGACGATCTGTACGAGGCTTATGCGTGGCTGACTGAGTCCGCCGAGGCCCGCCAGTTCAACGCCGTCGGAGTCGATTCGCTGTCTGAGATTGCCGAGGTTGTCCTTGCCGCCGAGCGCAAGGGCGGCAAGGGCGCCAAGGACCCACGAGCAGCCTATGGCGAGATGCAGGACAAGATGGCGGGCATCATCCGCGCCTTTCGCGACCTTCCAAACCGCCACGTCGTCATGACGGCGAAGGTCGAAAAGGGCGCAACCGAGATGGGCGAGCTCCGCTACGTCGCCAGCATGCCTGGAAAGAAATTGACGGCGGACCTGCCCTACTACTTCGACGAGGTCCTTGTCGTCCGCGTCCATCGCACTGGTGAGACGGTTGAGCGTGTTTTTCAATGCCAGGACGACGGCGTCTGGCACGCGAAAGATCGCAGCGGCCGCCTCGACATGTGGGAGCCGTATGACCTGAAGGCCCTGATCGGGAAGATCGGCGGTGCAAAGTGATCGATCTCCTCACCGCCTGGATGGAAGCCAAGGAAGCGGAGCGCGCAGCGCAGGAGCGCCGTCGCGACCTCGAGGACCAGATCGCCGCAGCCCTCAAGGTGCCCGCCGACCTTGACGGCACCATGCGGCGCGACTTCGACGACGTCGAGATCAAGATCGTTGGGCGTATCGATCGCAAGGTCGACACCGACGCCCTACAAGACCTTGCCCGCGAGGCGGGGTTGACCGATCACCTGTCGGCCCTGTTCCGCTGGAAAGCAGAGATCAACGCGAAGGCGTGGGAGCGCGCCGACGAGAGCATCACCAAGCCACTGACCGGGGCAATCACCACGAAGCCGGGCCGACCCAGCTTCAGCATTGCAAAGAAAGAAGGATGAGCCATGGCGAGACTTGATCAGACTTACGTTGCAGACGATTTGCCAAAGAGTGACCGAAACTTCGAGCCGCTGCCCGCTGGCTGGTACGCCGCGACGATTTCGGAAGCGGACATCAAGAAGACTCAGGCTGGGACCGGCAGCTACATCAAGATGCGCCTCGACGTCACGGGGCCGTCGCACCAGGGGCGGGTGCTGTTTTCAAACATCAACCTGCGCAACCCGAACCCGAAGGCTGAGGAAATCGGTGCGCAGCAGCTCGGAGAGCTTATGCGCGCCGTCGGATTGCCGCGCCTCGAGGATACCGATCAGCTGGTTGGTCGCTCGGTTTCGGTGAAGGTCACGATCAAAGAGTCCGAGCAGTACGGAACGCAAAACGAGGTGAAGGCGTACAAGTCGGCCAGCGGTGCTGCTGCTGCACCGACTACGACGCCAGCTACCTCTGCTGCTGCGGCGAAGACGCCGCCTTGGGGGAAGAAGTGAGCGGGCCCAGCAACGAGACGGAGGTAGAAGTCCTTCTGCGGCGGTTGGTGGAATCCAACGAACAGATCAGCAAGGCGCTGGTGCAGATCGCCCGCGCGTTCCCGTCGGACCATAACGGCACGGCGGTGAACGTTGTGATCTGTCAGCCCGACGGCATGCCAATGATCACCGTGAACCACGACAAGTGGAATCGGTGAAACAACCAGGGGGCGCCCGTGGCCCCCTTTTCTCTGGTGACCCACAATGGCCCCCATCCCTCCACCGCGAAGCCTGACAGCGTCTGCAATCGACGCCCACCACGAGGCCCGCCAGGAAGCTCCACGAGCCCATATGGGCTGTAGCGAGCTTGGAGCCGAGTGTGACCGCTGGTTGTGGCTCAAGTTTCGCTGGGCTGTCCCTGAATCGTTCAGCGGGCGCATGCTGCGTCTGTTCCGTCGAGGCCATCGCGAAGAAGCCGTAATCCTCGGCGACCTGCGGGCGATCGGGTGTGTCATCGACGAAGGCGAGCAACAACGCGTCGACTTTGGGTGTCATGTGTCGGGGAGCATCGACGCCGTGATCCGGTCTGGCGTTCCCGAGGCGCCGAAAAAACCGCACGTTGCTGAATTTAAAACCCACAGTCTCAAGAGCTTTGCCGACCTCGAGAAGCATGGCGTCGAAAAGTCCAAGCCGCGCCACTTCATCCAGATGCAATGCTACATGCACGGCCTCGGCATCGACCGGGCGCTCTATCTCGCCGTGTGCAAGGACGACGACCGCATTTACACCGAGCGGGTGCGCTACGACCGCGACGTCGCCGAGAAGGCGATCGCCCGAGGAAAGCGCCTTGCCATCGTCGACGAGATGCCGCCGCCGCTGTCACATGACCCGTCGTGGTACCAGTGCAAGCCTTGCGCGGCTCATTCGTTCTGCCACTCGCCGACGACACGAGACGTGCCTCGCTCTTGCCGAACGTGTGCACACTCGACGGCGAAGGAAGACGGCACATGGCGTTGTGAACGCCACGACTACGAGCCGATCCCCGTCGCCAACCAGCGGATGGGCTGCACCGACTATGAGGCGCACGACCACATGGTGAAGCCGTGAAGATCAGGGACTATCAGCGCCGCGCCATTGACGAGCTCATGGAATGGATGCGGAGCAACACTGGCCATCCGTGCCTCGTCCTTCCGACGGGTGCCGGCAAGAGCGTCGTGGTTGCCACCCTGTGTCGAGAAGCGCTGACAGAGTGGCCAGAAACACGCATCCTCATGCTCTCACACGTCAAAGAAATCATCGAGCAGAACGCCGAGCGCATGCGCGCTGTCTGGCCGGCGGCGCCGCTTGGGGTTTACCACGCCGGCATGCGTCGTCGTGACCTCGGTGAGCCGATCACGTTTGCCGGCATCCAGTCGATCCGCAACCGCGCCGCCGACGTCGGCCACGTCGACCTATGCATCATCGACGAGTGCCACCTCGTCAACCACGACGACGAAGGTAGCTATAGGCGATTTATTGGTGAGTTGACCAAAAACAACCAGCACATGCGTGTGATCGGGTTGACGGCTACGCCTTACCGTCTCGGCCACGGATACATCACCGACAAGCCCGCACTATTCGATGGCCTCGTGGAGCCTGTCAGCGTCGAGGAGTTGCTATCTCGCGACTTCCTTTCGCCACTACGATGTCGCGCGACCAAAAAGAAGTTTGACACGTCGGGTCTGCACAAGCGCGGCGGAGAGTTCATTGAATCTGAGCTGCAAGACCTCGTCGACACCGACGCACAAAACGCGATCGTCGCCGACGAAATCATGGCCAATGCGACGGGCCGCAAGTCGTGGTTGGTGTTTTGTGTTGGTGTCCGCCACGCCGAACGCATGCTAGACGCGTTGCGGGCTCGTGGCGTCGTCACCGAGTGCATCACCGGCGACACACCAAAGAGCGAGCGAGAGAAAATCATCGCCGATTTCAAGAATGGCAAGGTCACGGCGATCACAAATGCCAACGTGCTGACGACGGGATTTGATGCGCCGGGTGTCGACTTCATCGCGTTCCTTCGTCCTACGATGTCCGTTTCCCTCTACATGCAAATGAGCGGACGCGGCCTCCGCAAGGCCGAAGGCAAGACCGACTGTCTTGTCCTCGATTTTGCCGGTCTCGTGGCACAGCATGGACCCATCACGGCGCCGAGGGTGAAGGGGCCTGGAAAAGACGGTGAAGTGCCGGTCAAGGTGTGCCCAAACACCGTGATCCGTGGCGGCGAATCGTGCGAGTGCGCCGAGCTTGTCCCGATCCACATCATGACCTGCCCGGCTTGCGGCTTTGAGTTTCCCCGTGCTGCGCCACCGCCGCCTGAGGCTCCACAGCTCGAGGAAGTTGACATGGTCTTTGGCATCAACCCAGACGACGTAAAAGTCCTCGAGGTCACCGAGTGGACATGGCGCAAGGTCGCCAGCCGCTCGGGAAAAGACATGCTGACAGTGACCTACTACGGATGCCTCAGCGACCACCCTGTCACGGAATATCTGACGGTGCTCCACGACGGATACGCAGGACAAAAAGCATGGACAACCGTGATCAAAATGGCGCAGAAGGTGGCAAGCCATCTGCCGCCAGACCTGATCGCAAACAACGATATTGACGCCGTGGCTGCGGCCTTCAACGCCGCTCCACACCCGGTTGAAATTCGGTACACGACCGAAGGAAAATTCAACACAATCACGAGAAGGACGTGGGCATGAACCGACCAAAGGCCCTGCAAGTGTGGGACGACGAGTGCAAGGCGCTACGCGAGCGCATGCCACGTGTGTGCTTCAACTGTTACCACCTCGACGGATACACCAACGCATGCCGCGTTCATGATGAGAAGCCACCCGACGACTTCGCCGAAACGCCCAACGCATGCCCCGACTGGAAAGACGAGGTCCCGTTTTGAAGACCGAGCACGAAGAGCAACGCGAGTTCGTTCAATGGCTGCGCCAGACGCACCCAAGCGTGCGCGTTTACGCGATCCCCAACGGTGGCCACCGTGGAGCCAGCCAAGGCGCCAGACTCAAAGCGGAGGGCGTTACGCGCGGCGTGCCTGACCTCCATGTTCCGGCCTTGCGGCTGTGGATCGAGTTCAAGCGAGCCGACGGCGGGACTGTCAGCAAAGAGCAGAAAGATTGGCATGAGTACTTGCGCGGCCTCGGTGATTGCGTCGTCGTCGCCAAAGGAAAACAACAGGCAGTAGACGCAGTCCAAAAACTCATAGCGGTGACCCGATGAGCTTTCTGTTCCGTATCCTCGGCATCCTCGACGACACCGTCAACGTCGTCGTGGTGCCTACATCGGTGTGGCATCGCATGCAGGATGAGCGCAACGAGGCGCTTGAACGTGTGAGGGTGCTCGAGGTTGAGCTCGCCATCGCCAAAGCAAGGGGAGAGAAACCGTGACGATGACACGAAAAGAAAGGCGCGAGATGGATCGCCTGCGCGCCCTCGTCGCTGAGGCAAACGCGCAACGAGACAAAGCGTGGGAGGCATACAGGGAGATGCTCTATCGCGTCGTCGACGCTGAGACTCGACTGGCGAGAATCAAAGAAGAGCTTGAAGACAGCTTTCACCAATAAGGGGCCAATAATGCCAGGACAAAAAGACGAAGCCATCTGGAACAAAGCCAAGCGCGCTGTGAGCGAGTCTCGCAAGAAACCCGAGTCGAGCTTCACCGATCGCGACTGGGCGCTTGTGCAGACGATTTATCGCGAGCTGGGTGGACGATGATTGATCTGAGGCTAGGCCGATGGCAAGACGTGTTGGCCGACGTGACGACGTGCGATGCGGTGATTTGTGACCCGCCGTATAGTAAGGCCACTCACGACGGACACAACGACGGCGCTGAATCGACCATCTCGATCACAGGACAGCATACCCGCGAGAGTATCGCCTACGAAGAATTCACTGCCACAACCGTCGTAGAATTCGTTGGCGCATGGGCACCTCGGTGTCGAGGCTGGCTGGCGTGCATGACGAGCCATGATCTGATCCCAGCATGGGAGTCAGCCTACCGAAACGCTGGCCTGTATACGTTCGCGCCGGTACCAATCATCCAGAAGCGCCCGCGCCTTGTCGGGGATGGTCCGTCGTCGTGGGCTGTCTACATGATGGTCGGGCGCCCGAGGAACAAGACGATGGCGACGTGGGGTTGTCTGCCCGGTGCCTATGAAGCGCCGACGGTGAAGGGGGCCGGAATCGCAGGCTGCAAGCCCCTCGGCCTCATGCGCGCCATCGTCCGCGACTACAGCCGCCCCGGCGACCTCATTGTGGACCCGTTCTGCGGCTCTGGCACCACCGCCCTTGCTGCGGCGATGGAAGGCCGTCGCTGCATCACGTCAGAGGAGAAGCCCGAGCACTACGAGATAGCCAGAAGACGCCTCGAACGAGGCTACACACCAACGATGTTTTGAGAAGACACCATGCACGAACCGGAGCACCGACGATGACGGACAAAGAACGAGCGGAGAAAGCAGAGCGCCAATTGTTCGAGGTGGGAATACAGCTCGCGGCGGCGCAAGAGCGGCTGCGGCTGCTTGAGGAAGTCGCCTACCGCGCCAGAAAGACCGTCGCCGCAAACTGGCGCGTCATCGACGCCGCGCCGCTCACGATTGCCTTGCTCGCCCTCGACACCGTCCCCGGCGACGCACCGGTGAAGCCATGACCGCCATCGTCTTGACAGTCGCGCTTTCCGTCGTCGTCTACGGTGTTGCATTGCTATCCGACGAGATCTCAGCCCGTCGCCGCGCTCGACGTCACGCGATGTGGTTGGCGTCGTTCTACGAGCGTGAGCGATGACGGCCAAAGGTAAAGCTCTGACAAAGTTCGCCGAGGCGTCACCGGCCCGCATCATCGAGCGCGGCCCGTGGGCCAGCTACGGGCGCTGTGCAGAGTGCGGCGTCGACGCGGGCAAGGCGTGCCGCGATGACGACGACCGCGAGGCCCTCGAAGTGTGCGACGGTCGGAGGCTGGTCGTCGTCGACAGCTACGCCAAGTGCAAGGCGCAGCAACCAGGACGCGCTAAAACGCTTCGAGACCACGTCTCGACACGCGACCGAGGGTCGACACCGGTCTATGTGCCTTGCGAGTACTGCGGGGCATCTGTGCGCTTGTGGGGCCAAGGCATCGTCGTCGGCCGCGGATGGTGCTCGGCCGAGCCCTGCTACAAGGCCCGCAAGGCTGAGGCCGGGCGCAAGTCTCAGGCGCTGAGGCGCGCGCGTGACCGCGATCGTCAACGTGCGGCGGAGCTCGTCTCCGGCATCAAGGCAACCGCCGTGCACTGTTGGTGGTGTCAAGCCGCGCTTGATTTCTTCCCGCGGGACACGGCGAGACCGTGCTGCCGTGAGGTCGAGTGCCGACGCGCTCGAGCGCGAGAGCGGCAACGTGACATCCGTAGTGGACGTGTCAAAAAAACAAAGTAGAGTGGCATCATGAACCGAATCGACCTCAACACACTCAAGAGCTGGACGGGAACCGACGCAGACCTTGCGCGCCACTGCGGTGTCACCCGTCAGGCTATCCACCACGCCCGACTGACTCACGGTATCCCAGCGCCTATCAACGGCCGCGTCGGACCTCGTAACGGGCTTGGCCGCACGCTGTGCACTGCCGTGATCCGCGAGGCCACACGCCGAGCTGGGTCGCTCGCTGACGACGCTGTGCGCCTCGATGCAATTCGCGCTGTGCTTGATGACCTCAACGCGTGGCACAAGGGCGGTGCGTCATGAAGTGTGCTCATTTTACCTGCCACAGTTGCCCGCCGTCGCCCTGCGTGGATGCCCACCTCATCGCCGCCGCGCCTGACTTACTGGCGGCGTGTGAGATGTTGGCGGAAGCGCAGCGGCGAGCCGGTGCCGGAGAAGACGGCTTCGGGGCCTACGTCGACGCTCTCGACAAGGCCCGCGCCGCCCTCGCAAAGGCGAAGGGTCAGTCCACCAGCACCGACACAGCACGCGCCACCGAGTAGCGGCGCGTGATCTTGCCCCATTTCACGGGGCCTTCGAGCGTCGACGAAAGCAGACGCTCGGTCCGCGCCGTAGCAGGGTCGGCTACGAGCACGTCGTCACCGTCGACGGCGTAGCAGCACACCCAATGATCCGCGATCGGGTCGCCCTTCGGCAACGAGCGGTCATAGTCGACGGCGAGCAAGAGCACGCCGCGCTTGCCGAGTGTCTCGGTGATGAGCTCGCGCAAGGCACCCTTGTCGGCGACCTTCCCAGGCCCCGCCAAATCGATGCCAGGGCTCACGTAGACCTGAGCCGACACAAGGGCCGGGACGACACACCCCGATTGCCCTGGAGCCCACACGTTGCCGTGTAGGAGCCCCGCCGCTTGGACCTGCAGCGGTGTTGCGCCAGCGCGGACGCCGAGGAATCGGAGCGCCATCGCCAGCGACGTGACGACACAACCGACGGCGCCAAACGTGCCTTGCCCGAGGCCGACCGTGCGGCGACCCCAGCGAGGATCGCCCTGCCACAGCACGGGTTGGTCTTGGTATCCTATTCTGCCCATATGATCACCACGCGCTCGAGGCGCAGCACGGCCGCGATCTTGTCGGCGACGTCGACCGACGGCGCATAGACGATGCGCTCAACGTCGTCATCGTAGACGACGAGGAAGCGCGTCATTTGCCCGACACGCGAGCGTCTTTGGCGATGAGCAGACCCGCGCCAGACGCGAGGCCGGCGAGCACCTGCGCCCAGTGTGCGACGTCAGGAGGCATGCCGGGTGCGAGCGCCACGCCTTGCGCGAGCACGGTCACCACGCCGGCGATCGTGGTGCGATAGCTGCGACCGAAAATGCGAGCGAGAAAGCGGCCGACGGCGCCGCCGTCGTCGATGGTGGGATCGGGAGCGTCGGTCATTGTGGCCTCGCGATGATGGCTTTGAGTAAGTCTTCTAATCGATCGAAGCGTCGCTCCATCTCCTGTGTCAGTCTATCCACCGACGACGCGACGACGGACAGCGCCTCTTTCGATGCCTTCTCGGCCTTGAGGTCGGCGGTGATTTCTTCGAGTCGTCTCACGCGTGCCTGTAGCGAGGCCCACGCGGCGGCGCCGCCAGCGACAGCAGAGACAGCGGAGACAAGGGCCTGCTCAATGCTCATGGGTCGCCATTGTCTCAGCGTCTTTTCGTCGACGCAACCACTCGCCGATTTGCCCGGCGGCGCTGTCGTAGCCGTCGGCCCACTCGCCAAGGATGCGCGTCTCGGTCTTTTTGAAAGACCAGTCGTTGACGCCGTCGACCTCGATGTCGAGGCCATCCATGCGACGTGATTTCCACGTCGACGCGCCCCACAAGAGAGCACGAGGAAGCGCCGCGAGAATCTTGGGCACGTCACCGTCGCGGATGCGCTCGTGCGGCTGTGTATCGCCGTCGTGGCGAGCGAGACGCAGCGCCACACGAGGATCGCGAAGGCCATCCCAGATGCCGTCGACCGTGTTGTCTGTGAGGCCGCCGTCGCCCCACAGACGGATGTCCGGCGAGAGCTCGGTGCCGATGCTTGGGATCGTCGCCGCTGGCGTGACCCCGCACATGAACGACGACGACGCAATGAGCGCCTCACGCACGAGCACGCGCGGCGTAGTTGCCTTCGCGAGATAGACAGGACGCGCCCTGTCAAGGTCGGTCACGCAGACGACGAGAGGCACGCTCGCATCCCCGAGGCGTGCGCCCTTGCCCAAGTTGGCGTCGACGATCGCGCCCACGGTGTCGAGGTCGAAGATTCCGCCGCGGGGAATATTCCCAAGACCTGGATTCAAGACCTTTCCCGTCGACAGCACCTCGACAAGGATACGCACAATCGTCTCATCGGCGACAGCAAACGCCTTGCAGGCCGCGACAAGCGCGCCCGCCGATGCACCGGCCCACCCGAGCACACGCGATCGAGCGGCCAGAGACGACGCTGCGCCAGCGAGATAGGTGATAGCGGGACCACCGCCGCTCACGCTGGCGTAGACGTCAGGATGCATCTGGACACCTCTGCCACCCGCGCGCGGCGAGCGCCGCCGCTGGGTCGCCGTCGACGATGGTGGCGATCGACCCGAGCCATTGCTGCGCAAGCTCGGCCTGAGGTGGCGTGGCCGGCGAGCGGACAAGATAGCCAGCGACCGCGTCACCCACGCAATACGGCACGCCAGATGCCGCACGCTGCGCGGCGAGGCATTCGGCCACGACAGGGTGAGACGCATCGGCGAAGGCCAACAGCGGCGCGCAAAACGCCTGTGCGTACGCCTCGACGGCGTCGGTCGCCTTGGTCGCGGGCACAAGCACCGACAGATCGACGGTGCGAAGGCTGCGCGAGTCACGGCCGACGCTGCCGACAGCGAGCCGAACGACTGGCTCGACCTCGTCACGGCTTGCGCCGGATTCGGCGACGATGAGATCAACGATCTCGTCGGGGGTCCGCGCCATCGAGCGCAGCACCACAGCAGCGTCAATGACGGCGTCGGTCATTTCTCGCGGCGTGAGACCGTAGAGCGCCAGAGCGGCGGCGAGCCCCATCGAGGGGATAGCGATCATCGCTTGCCTGAGTCGGCTCATGGCGTCACCGGAAGTGAGCCGCCAAGCGCCCACTCGTCGACGGATTTGTTGATGTCGCGCTGTGTTGCGCTGAGGGCGGATTGGTAGATTAGGACGCGGAATAGGTCGCCGGTTAAAGCCGCTCCGCCGTCAGTCTCAGCGCACACAGTGACGCCCGCTGGAGGGGCCGTGGCGGAATATGTCCCACTTCTCACTGGAGAGTTGCCAAGCACTCCATTCAGATACACAAAACCATCGGACCCGGCGCCACCGTCGTCGTCGAGAATCATAGTGCTGAGGTTAAAAACACTAGGAGACGAAGATACAGTAGACGATCGGACAGGACGGGTTGCGCCTTCCGAAATTGTGAATCTTACTCCTCCCGTAGTCACTGGGTGCCAAACACTGAGACCGCGATTCGTCGCGCTGTCGAGCGCGATGGTTGTGGCGACGATAATCTGAGACGAAGCCGTCCCTGTGTACAGATTGGCGGCATCAATGGTCCAATCCGTGCCGTCATGGAGATAGGTCCAATCGCTCGCCGTCGACGCGGCCAGACTGTCGCCACCGTCGCACCTGACGATCGGTTGCCCGCCGACGATCGACGTCCTGAACGTCGGTTGTGCTGAGCCTGTCGCTTGCGTGACGTCAAGCGCCGACGAGCCCAGATTTTCCCACGTCGCCACGGGGTCAAGGTTTACTCGCGTACTGTTGTAACTGCCGTCGACGGATTGCGACAGAAAGCAAGAGTGCTCGCCATCGACGTAGAATCCGAGCGTGGCCTGCGCGCTTGACGCGCCAGACTGCGCCACTGTGATCACCTCGACTCCTTCACCGCTTGCGTCGGGGTCGACGTCGACGACGCATGACCACGATGTCGTTCCCGTGCACGAGCCAGACGAGCCAGACGGAGAGGCCGACCATGTCACTGCACCACCGCCGGGGGCGGTTCCGGTCAGTGTGTACGACCCACACGTCACCGTGCGCGCATAGGGCAGCGCGGCGATGACGACAGACGATCCAACCACCACGCCGTTGCGCGTCCGAAAGAAGCCCTCCTCGCCGCCTAGGATGCCCCTCTCGTGACCGATGACCTCGGCCCCCGCCTGAGAGGCGGATAGGACAAGGACAGCGGCTAGAATGAGCCTCACGGAGAGGTCACCAGGAATCGGCACTGAAGCACCACAGACCCTGCCGAGATGCAGCGCTCAGGCCGCTGCACATTCGACCCGAAGCGGTCGCCGTCGGCCATCTCGACGCCGTTTGCCGTCGTCAGCGCCGCATTAGCGCCAGTGGTGGAGCCGATGAAGACCGCACCCTTGGCCTCGCATTCATAGGATACGAGCTGGTAGCTGCCGCTCGGCTTGATCTCGATGCCGCCCGCCGTCGTGTCGCATGTGATGCGCTCGTGGCGGGGGAATGCTGGTCCGACATCTGTGAGGCCAGCGTGTGCCGCTTGCCCGACGATGACAGGCCCGCCGCCAAACGCGGCGAGCCCGGTCGCGACTGTCAGCCCGAGGGCCACGACGATGATGATTGCTTTTTTCATGTGTGACCCTCGGTTGACGTCGACGCTCAGCCAATCTTTCGGACGATGAGCGAGAAATCGCGAATCGTCAGAGCGTGACCGTTGGTCCCGACGCGAACGCGGGCTTCGACGGTGTCGCCGACGGCGGTCGGCACCCATACCGCATACGCAGCGGGGATAGCCATACGAGACGCCGTTGCCAGCTCGGTCTTGCGCGAGCCCGCGCCGATCTGCGCCTTGGCCGCGCCGCCGATGCTGGCCCAAATCTCGATGTCCACGACGGCTGAGTTGGTCCCGATTCCGTCGCCGACGATCGCGAGCACCTCGTAGTCGCCGAGAGCGGCGGGAGCCGCGACAGCGACGACGCCGGTTGAGCCGGTGAAGGTGAGGGTGCCGCCCGCGTTGTTCTTGGCGGCGGTGTAGAGCGTCGACGAGAGGATCGCTTGTGGCGTAGCAGCGGCGGCGACGGTGATTGTTTCACCGGTGGCGTCGTTGATCTGGGCCACGAGGGCGAGAGGCGTACCACCGGTATTCAGTGCGGCGAGAGACATTGGAGCTCCTACTTGCCGCGTTCGCGGCTGTTGCGGTTGATGCGCTCGGCTGATTCACGCGCCATTTGACGCGCTTTCTCCGAGGAGAGAGAAGGGTTTGATTGCTTGATTTTCTCGGCGACTTTGTCGACGGTGCTATTCTTGATATCAGACACGAGCCACCGCCTTCGTCGACGACGATGCAACGGACTTCACCATTGCCTGGATCGACTTCGCGACTTCGCCGCCCATCTGTTGCTCGAGCTGCACCTCGGCTTGACGACGTGCCTCGATGCTCTTTGCAATGAAGCCATCGCGAGCCCTGGCCCACTTCGCGAGCATGTGCTCTGGGTGCTCGCGTTGGATGACGTCGGACTCGAAGGCGAGGGCATCGTCAGACGACGGCGCAGACTCATTCGGCGCAAAACGCCAGTCACCGACGTGCTCGATGAGAAACACGGGGAGCTGCGATTCTTTGCCGTCGACGACGACGGGGATGCGCTTCGACAACACGCGCGCAAGCGCCTGCCGCTGCGAGGTTGGCTCGCCCTCTTTGGTGATGCCACCGTCGACGAATTCGACGATGTGAGGGTCTTTGATGCAGCGGAGCTTGATGGTTCGTTTCACGTCGACGCGCCTCTTGTGAGGGATGGATAGAAAGAAAAGCCGGGGGCTCGTCGTGAGCCCCCGGCCAGACGACTCAGTCGAGGTCGTAGATGATCTTGCATCCGTGCTCGTCGGTGTGCTCGCCGACAGCCCAGCACCAGCGACCCACGGCAAGCAGGGTGTCGTCGCTGAGGTCGTACTGAAAGCCCAGCGAGGGCTCGTAGCGCTCGACCATCTCAGCGAATCCACGCACGCTGCCGGGCGCGCCAGTCTCGCCACGACCAGCGACGATAAGCGCGGCGACACGGTCGACGCCGGCGTTTGCCGTCGCCATCACGTTCTTGTTCGCGCTGTAGATCGGGATACCAGCGAACGAACCGCGCAGCCCGTTGCGCGAGGCATCGGGCCTGTGGTTGAAGAACGAGACATCACCCGAACCACCGCCGCCGAAGATGGCCGACAGCGACGCGCCGCCGCCCGACGCCGCAAGCGTGCGGAGGTCGGCCATGCCTTGCTCTTCGAGCACGAAGACGAGGTCTTCTGACGACGGGTTGTTGTCCATCACCTTGAGGAGCGCGTCGAGAAGCGTGGCAAACGACAGCGGCTGGTTGGTCGTACCCGCCGACTCCGACAGGCCGGAGAAGAGCGCGAGCGCGTCGGTCTCGGCGCGGAGGTAGTGAGCCTCGAGGATCTCGGTGATCGCGTCACGCACGAGCGGGAGCGTGACAGGGTTGCTGCCCTCGATGGCGGCGATCACTTGCGAGCGCGGCACACCGGGGAGCGCGAGCTCGACGGCGTCAGAGGTGAGCTGGATGCCTTGCACCTTGGTCGTCGGGGTGATGCTGATATTGGCCTGCACGCCAATTGCCGCGGGATTGCTGAACGCAACTCCCTCGCTGTCGTCGACAGCGGCGGCAATCGCGGACTTCTTGCGGATCTTGCGAACCTTGGTCGCGCGGCCCGAGATGTCGGCCATATTGAGGAATGGCAACAGAACATACTTGCCGCGGAGCGGGTCAAGAGCCATCTGGCTCATGACCTCGGTGAGCAACCAATTTGAGACGGTGGTGGACGAAGAGACGGGCATGGGTCACCTATTGCGGCACGCGCCGCTCAAGCGTTGGGCGCCTTGGTCGTCGACGATGCGAATCGCCCGACGCCGAGGGATTGAGAGCCACCGCGATTCGCGAGGACTCGGTTGAAAAATGCGCTCACTGCGCCGGGGTCGCGCTTCTTGATTTCGGCCAGCTTTTGACCGCTTTTGTCGGCGAGCGCGGCCTCGATGTCGACGGCAGACACCGGAGCGGGCGCACCCATCGCCGGTGGCTGGCCCTTGACGGGTGCCGTCGTCGACGACGTGGCGCGAAACGCGGCAAGCACCTTGCGCTTGGCCTCGATGTCGCCAGCGCCCTGGTAGAGGTCGCGCACGGCCTCAGGCAGCGTCGATGCCTCGCCGTCGAGACGCTTGGCCTCCTCGGCCTCGTAGGCGCGCCAGCGCTGCGCCAGCGGCTCGTTGGCCTCGAGCTCGGCCAGGCGCGACTTGGCCGCTTCGAGGGCCTTGGCGATTTCGCCCGCCTTCTCGGCATCCTCTTGCGCCCGCTTCCGCGCCTCCCTGTCAAGTTTTTTCGCCTCCGCCGCCTCGGCCTTGAGGGCCGCCAGCTCGGCCGCAGCGGCCTTGAGCGCGTCGATATCCACGACGTCAGGTGAAGGGGCAGCAGAGCCCGCCACAGGCTCTTGGGAAGGGGTCGGCGCGCCATCGGCGGAGGTTGTCATGCCCCTAGCCTACTGCACTCTGTTGCAGACCCGCAAGATCCGACTGCACTCTTTTGCGCTTGACAGCCTAGTGCGAGCGCCGGGCGATCTGGTTGAGGCTTGCCCGATCGATGCGCGCTGAGCTGCCCGTGAGGGCGGTGCACTCGAACTCGATGCGGACAGAGTTCAGGCCTGGAACGACGTCGGCGAAAGTCACGCTGTCGCCGATGGTGCCGGTGCCCGTCGTCGTCACCGACGCAAAACGAGAGACCTCGCCCGAGTACACACGCACCTGCACCGTGCAGCTACCACCGCCGACGCACGTCACACGGCCGCGAAAGTAGGCCCGCGAGTAGGGCACTTTCGGCGCGACATAGTGCGGGCGATTCGGGAATTCAGCGAACACCGTCGCCACCTGCCCGACGGCGGTGAGCGATGCGATGGCGACCTGCCCGGCTATGTTCGTGTCGACGGCGTGCTCGTAAATCCACATCGGATGCAGGTGTGCATCGCCCCACGGTGGACCACTGCGGTCGACGCCGAGCTGACCCTGTGGGTTGAGCGGCGTGCCGACGTCACCTTCAAAGCCTGCACCGTCGCCGCGTAGAAGCTCGAGGAGGTAGCGCGGACGGCCAGCGAGCGACGTCGCCAGACGTCGAGAGACAGCAGGCGCCCACGACGTCGCCTCGGCGTTTGTGAGCGGCTCAGATGAAACGATTCGAGTGATGGCCATGGAATCCTCAGGGGTCGAAGTAGAGGCACACACCGAGCATCTGAGCGTGCTTGACCGCGCCGCCGTTGACTGTGTTCGCTATTCTTACGTCGACAAGATTGGATGTTCCTGCGGTGAACGGGATTCCTGTGACGGTGGCGGTCCAATATTTAGACGATCCCAATTGTGTTGGTGAAAATTGGCCAGTCGTTGATCCGCTGACGTTGACGTCAAACCGCCAATCCGCCATGCTGTCGCCGGTTATTGAAGCTTGAAACAAAACTGTGCATTTGAGATCTGACGTCGACGTCCGAAAATTCGGCATGAACATCACAAGACCGCAAAACGATCTTGACGTCGTCGAGTTAGCGACCGGATAGCGAATCCATCCCTGCATGTCAGATGTGGCTGGGGGTTTCGCGGCACTAAGTGAGGCGCTCGCACCGAGCGCGGCGATCGTCATCGGAAACTCAAGCAACGCCTCGTTTGTCCATATATCCCGGTCATTGTTGACGGTCGACGTGCCCTTGTATGCGTTGTTCCCTGGTATCCTCGACCCTGTGACATATTCCCAAAGCGCGTTCAGCTTGCGGTTGAGTCGCGACGTCACATAGGCAGACAGCCCTGTGGTGTATGCTGTGACCTCCTCGTCGTAAAATTCGACGTTGTTTGCGACGCTGTATGATGCAGGCGCATCGTATGGACTGCCGACAAGCGTTGAGCCGTCGACGAAAAGGCCGTTCGTCGAGCCTGCGCTTGGCCTTGCGTTGTCGAGAGACCAAGAAAATAAACGGTCGTTTGCGTCTGTGCATCTGCGTCTTACGAATATGTAGTAAAGTCCTGCTGTGTAGATCGTGAAATTCCATTTTACGACGAATACTCGATTGATAGGAATTAGCGTCCCGTCGCCGCGCACTGGCGGTTCCTCTACTTCACCGCGGAGCGGAACGCTAAGAATTGCAAAAGTTGAGTCTCTGACCTCTAGCGTCATGTCATCGGACCCGCCCGGCGTCACTGACATGCGAAGCGAATAGGTGTCAGTTTCTCCACCTCGGATGAACACCGGAACGGCTAGAATGTAATAATCACCATCCGACGTTGCTGATATATCTCTATTTATCGCCTGTGCCGCGAGCGGCATTCGCAGCGGACATCCAAGCGGAGCACCACTGTGGTCGATCGCCGTCGTCGAATTGGCTCCGGTGATCAGGTCATGCGCGAGCGCGGTATCACCGACAGCAGCACGCAACCAGCGCGCATAGATCGGCGAGTCTGGAGCGACTTCGCGAGGCGTGACACCGACGGGATTGGTCGATCGAACGCGAGCCATTAGACCCACCTGTTGCTTGGATAAAACACATCGCTATCTTGAATCTCGGCGCCCTCGACTGCCTGGTATCCGCTCGCTGACGTGCCGAGTCCGCTATTGCTGGGAAGCAGCGTCACCCGGTCACCTGACGCGAGGGTCCACCCGTCGGCGATGACCGTCGGCACCGAGCTGAGGGTGAGCTGCGTCCCGCTTGGGATCGCAGTCACGTCTGCACTCCACGGTGTGCCTGCACCGCCGCCCTGTGATGCGTCGACGATCTGGACATTGGCTCCGACCCAGAAATGGTCAGACGGCGAGGAGAGCGGGTTTTCGACCGTGCTTGCGTTGAGCACGATCGTATTCCCCACAGGAGCGCCTGAGAGCGTCGCAGACGGGCAGATGTGAAGCCGCCGCTCGAGGAGTTCGATCTGCACATCAACGCGTGCCTGGTCGTATCTGGGGCGTCGTGAGATGATGCGTCCTGAGAGACCGGTGATGGTTCCTCCGCGAAGGTCTGGCACGGCGAACCCGTTCGGCAGGTCGTTGCCGAACGTAACGAAGTCGCCGACGCGCAAGCCGAGGTGCTCGTGCGAGAGGGACAGCGAAACGATGCGGCGCCCTGATTGTGCGGGTCGGATAAGCGACTGCACAAATGGAATCATCTCGCCAGGTGTCATCGACACGGGATTTTGCCACGGCGGCCGTGAGACGTTGCGCGGGTACTCGCCAGCTATTCCGATGCTACCTATCTCGACGCCGATCACGTCGGTGGCGCGCGGGTAGCGCTTGGCCATGTCGGCGTCGATGAGGTTGAATGTGTCGACGTAATCGTCGTTTACCGGGTCATATCCCGCTTTGATTTCGATACGCGGGTAGATGCTTCCCTCGTCGGCTTGCACACTGACAGCGCCGTCGGGGATGATGCTTGACGCGCCGATCGTCGTCGAGTTCGTGATGCGCGGTGGAGCAATCGAGATGGGTTTGATCTTGCCGTCGGCCGTCGTGACGATGATCGCGCCGTTGATCAACGTCCACTCGCGTAGCAGCTCGGTGAGCTTGCGCTCTTTGTTGATCACCCACGTCGACTCTGTCTCGGGGAATTCGTCGAATGCGTCGATGTCGACCTCGGACGGATCGAAGTTCGCACCAAGACGCCAACCGAGGTCTTCTGACTTCGTCGGCGCGCGACCTGGCAGACAGTCGTAAGTCACACCGCCCGCCGCTTGGCCCTCCTTGGACAGCATGACGTGGAGCATGGCGTTTTTTCCGCCGACGATGGCCATCGGCGACGCAAAGCACGGTTTCCTGGTAAACGGGCCAGGACGAGAGAACATTTGACGCGTCCCGTACAGTGGGAGCACGTCGAGAAAAATTGTGTAATCGGTGGCTGTGTCAACACTGTTGAGCTTGTAGATCGATGCGCCTGGGCCACGCGTTCCGCTTGGGTTTTCCCCATACTCGAAGAGCACATACGTCGGAAAGTTGACGCCGGTGCGAAATGCTGAGTTCCCGTCTGGTTCCAGCACGATAGCGATATCTGTGTCGGTTATGCCTGGGATGACGGGAATGCCCCCGGCAAACGGCTTGCGCAGCCCGAGCCCGACGACGCGCTCGAAGTACTCTTGAGCGATGCTCGCCATCCGCAGCGCCCACGTTGAGTCGCCTTGCTGGATCGGTGCGTCGTCGACGATATAGGTGCCGAGGAGCGTCTCAGACGCACCCCAGCCGTAGAGCTTGGCTCGTCGCCCTCGCCACGATGGCGGGCGCACGTAGACCGAGTCTCCGTCGCTGGCGGTGCCGAAGAGCGCCGCCGCTTTGCTGCCGTAGGCGCCCCGCGTGCACCCGGTGAGCTGCGTTGCGCTTGCGACGGTGCCGACGATGATCGTTTCGCTGCCGATGTAGATTGCCTGCCCAGCGACGAGATTGGCCGTCGATCCGAGGTTGATCGTCGTCGCCGATGCCGATGCGTTCGCAGAAACGTAGCTCACCGACCGCGATGCCGACGCGAAGAGAAGCGTGAGGCTCCCGTCGTCGAGCACGTCGACGTCGAGCGTCGCCGCCGTCTCGCGGCGCTCGTTGAAGTCAAGCGTTGACTCGCCCTCTTCGACGCGCGTCACACACACGGCCTGCGTCGCACCATTCCAGCTAGCCGGTGTGCCGGCGATGGCGCGCTCGGTGAAGACAGTAGGTATGCCCTCGATGACGAGGGCCATCGTGACGTCGACGTGTTCGTTGGCGGTGCGTCCATAATAGACCATTACGTCACCTGCTCATGCGCGATTGTATCGAGGTCGTAGAGCGGCACGCCGGGGCCGATGCGCTGCGGCCGGAACGATGAGAGTGTGTCCTCTGACCAGTGCATCACGGCCACCCGTGTCGACGACGATAGCGCCGAAAGCGTCGTGCCCGCCGAGAGCGGCGACTCATGCACCTCGAACGCAGCACCCGGCCCGAAGCGCTCCATGAAACCCTCGAGCGTGTCAGCCGCGACGGCGAGAGCGCGCCGCTTGAGCATCCGATCCTCATGCACGAATGCGAACCCAAGTGCCCATGACGTCATCTGTGACGAGCGTGTCACGCCGACGACGGCGCCGTTGACCTTGCGCGGCACACTCACGGCGCGCTCGCTGAACGGCTCGAGCTCACGCAAGATGTCATTGCTGACCCATCCTGCGGCACACGCCTGCGTCGACGTCTTCGCGAGCGCATTGTCGGCGGTGCTCGCCGAAAAGCCGAGTAGCAGTTCATCAAACGTCGTCTGTGCATCTGCCCAGAGGATCTGAAAGTTGTCGGCGCCCGTCGCCCTCGTGATGGTGATGGTTGTGTGTGCCGCGTTGGTGTCGATGTTGTGCGACACCGTCGCCGTGTATGTGTTGGTGCTCGCGTTGGCGGCCTGTAGTGCCGTCACAAGCGCGGGGAGGAAGTCGCCCGCTGCACCATCGCCTCGCAGATAATACGTGCCCAGCGCGAGTTGTGCGTTGTTTGTGTTCGCGCCCTCTTTGAATCGGATAGCGCGATTCGCCGACGTGATGACGATCGCACCAAGCAGGACCGGATAGCTCACGCTGCACCTCGTCGGCGGTCGTTGCTCTTCACCACTTTATCTATCTCTCTGGCGATGTCCTCTGGCAACGGGCCACCAGCGCCGTAGCTCACGTTCACGACGAGGCCACCTGAGCCGCCGCCGCCACCGCTACCACTTCGAGGTGAGGCGCCTCGGTCTTTGGCGGCTGCTTGTTTTCCGCCGCCGCCAGTTGCAATGCTCATCAGCGACGAGATTACCGCAGGCCCTCCCGTCTGCACCGCAGCACCCGCCACGACAAGGGCGCCGCCTCCGACAATTTGAGCCGCGCTGATAGGATTTGGCGCAGTGAGCATGCCCGCGATACCTGCGGCCATGACCTTGCCGCCCTCAAGCATGATGATGCCACCGGCTTGCATCGACGCGGTTCCCAAGAGATTCTGAAAAGCCTCTTCTTGTCCGGCCGCCGACTGCGCCGCAAAGGTGCCGATAGCGGCCGCCGCCGTCGTTCCCATCTGCGTCAGATAGTCGACCTCTTGCTCGTGGAGCCGCCTCGCGTGCTCGGCCTCGCGCTCTCGGATTTGCTGTCGCTCTCGAGCCTGCCGGTCAAGCTCTCGCGTCCGCTCTCTGTCGAGCTTCTCGGCCGCCGCGTTGTTCTTCTCGTCGTGCTTGAGCATCTCTTGGCGGATTTCGTTCTCAAGGTCCGACGCATCTTGCGCGGCCTCGGCTTGCCGCTTCGCCGTGTCTTCGACGATCGTCGACATAAGAGTCTGACCACGAAAGCCCGTTCCATATGCGGCCTGCTCTTCGAGAGAGACGGCATAGTCGCGTTCGACCGAAGCACCGCTGCCGCCGCCGCCTTTGAATCGAGCTGCCGCTTTCTTTGCGGCTTCTTCTTCTGCCTTGGCTATCTCGAGCCGTAGCCTGAGATTTTCTTTCGCGTTCTCGATTGACTCTTTGTCGGCATCAATCCTGAGCTTGATTGCGTTCGCTTCTCTCTTTTCTGTATCCGACATGAGACGATTGGCGTCTCCCATCGCGGCTAGTCGCGTGGCCTCCGGAAAGCGCTCGAGCGTTTGTTTCCGTATCCGTTCGAGCCTTTGCTCGTTGTTGGTGATTGACGTCTCGAGGTCTTTTACCTCTTTGTCGGTCTGTGCTTTTAGCACCGCAGGTCTGCCGCCGACGGCTTCCACTTTGATTTCTTCGAGACGCTTTCTGAGATCCTCCGTCGTCTGGCCAGACGCGATCCGCATGTCCAAAATTGAGTTGCGGATAACGATTGCAGCCTGAGACGCCTCTTGCTGTTTTTTGATGAATCCGGTGACTTTGTCGGTCAGTTGCGAGACGGCAATCATCGCGACCTGAGCGACGCCAGCGACGCCCATCCCCATGCCGAGGCCCTGCACAAGCCCAGGGATATTGTTGACGATTCCTCTCACGCCATACTGTGCATCGTCGAGCGTCTGCGAAAACATGAGCAAGCCTTGGCCCATGTTTCCTTGGCCGCTCTTGCCGCCGACAGCACGCCCAGCCGCTTGGCCGAGGGCGTCAAGCTCCTTCCGATAGTGCTCAACATTCGGCCCGCCCGCCGCGATAGCGGCGTTGAGGTCCTTCATGTCGCGCTCGAGCGCGATGATCGACTTGTCGACGCGGGCGACGACAGTGTCGACGCCGCCGAAGCGCTTCTCCACGTCGGCGACGGCCGCTTGGGCTTGCGTGGCGTTCACCTTGACGACGTATTCAATCGTCTGCGTCATCGTCGACCCCGTGGCCTCGCGGCCTCCTGCGCCCGTGCGTCGTTGCGTGCTTGCTCAGCGTCCGACTGCATCTTAGCAGCTCGGCCGCCATCGATAACGACGAAAGCATCGGCCGTGTGAGTTGACAGGGCTCGCAAAGCCTCGACGCCGGGCTTGCCCTCGCATGCGCGCCAAAGCGCGAGGGCGCCGCCGACGTCCGGATTGTCGCGGAGGTGACGCCGTGGGCATCGGCGCGTGGCGTACTCGGTGCCGGCGAAGAAAAGCACCGGTCCATCCGAGGTGCACCCTTGCTGAGCTCGCCGCGCTGTGGGGCAGTCGTCGCAGTCGTACCGCGTCAGGTCGACAGCGGTTGCAGCCCACAGCGCACGGCTTTTCCCGGCGGCAGCTCGAGGAAGTGCCTTGCGGCCGCGTAAAGCGGAGCCAGGAGCCCGGCGAGCACGAGGCCCGGCATCGACTCGGCAATCGTCGCCTTGAGCCCCTCGATGCCTTGCAGCTCGACCACAACGGCCGACACCACGCGAGCGGCGACGGCGTCCATGTCATTCAGCGCCTTTTGCGCGGCGACGTGGTCGCCAGCGATGCGCGCCTCCTTGAGCCTCGACCAGGCCGCTTGCGTCTCGGCGGTCCAGAGACGCCGGTCGGCATCGGCGACGACCTGCATCGTGACCATGATCCCATCGACGGCTGGGTCTGCATCATAGGGGCCGACCTCTTCGAGGGCGTTGCCATCGGTGAGCTCCGCGAGGGCTCGCGCCTCTCGCGAGGCTTTGGCCGTGTCGCGCTCTGTGACGGCCGCAGAGACGCGATCGGCGGCTGCCTTGGCCTCGGACCAGTCAGTGCTGTCGTCGAGCGGCACACGCCGTTTGCGGCGTTGCTCGATTTGGAGTTTGCGGGCCTCGCGAAAGGCATCGTGGGCCTCGCGAAGGACGTCCTGGAGCGGGACGGGCGTCCCTTTGGTGCCGGGGTAAATCAACAGTGCGGGCATGTGCGCCTCATGGTGAGGGTGATGCGCGGCGATATCACACGCGCTGCGGGACGTCGACGATCGTGAGGGTACCGGAGAGGACGGGCAGGTTTTCGTCGACGTCTGAGACCCAGACCTCATAGGGCCACCGGCCGGGCTGGAGTGCCGAGGCGTAGTCCGCCGCCGCGAAGGCGAAGGTCGCCTCGCCCGTCGCTGGCGAGACGACCGTCCCTGCCTTCACCAGTTGGCCTTGGGCGCGCACGACGAGGCTGACCGCGTATCCGGTAAGGTTGAACGCGCCGCCGCCGCTGGCGAGCACCTGGAGCGTCACAGACTGCGTGTGGCCTTGCTTGATTGTTAGCGCCGTCATGGGTGCACCTGTCCGAGTAGGGTGAGGGATGATGGCACGGCGCCAACGACGGGCAGCGCCGCGGGCACCGTGCCCGCCGCCGCGAGCTGGGCTGGGACGGTGCCGGTCATCATCGGGGCCTTGTTGGTCGCCCAGATGCCGACGTCGTCGAGGGTGATAGCGCCCGTCCCCGTCGTCGCTGGCGTGGTGACGACGCCGACGAATCCGACATCGTCGAGCACGATCGCGCCGCTGGCGACGTGCGTCTGCGTGCCTGAGCCGAGCGCCGCGACATCGTCGAGGGTGACCGCGCCAGATGCGGCGACGACGGGTGAGCCCGCGCCTGCAACGGTGACGCTGTCGAGGGTGATGGCCCCGCTGGCGTCGATGACCGGCGACCCGCTACCGGCCACCGTAACGGCATCGAGCGTGATAGCGCCAGTGCCGTCGACCGATGCGGAGCCGACGTCGCCCGACCCGGCGAAGGTGACATCGTCGAGGGTGATGCCAGCGGTGCCGACGATCGTTGACGTACCGGTGCCGGCTACGGTGACATCGTCGAGCGTGATCGCGCCCGTGCCGTCGACTGAGCCGGTATCTCCGACGCCAGCTACTGTGACGTCATCGAGCGTGATGCCGCCCGTGGCGATGTGTGTCTGCTGTCCGCTGCCTGAGGCGATGACGTCGTCGAGCGTGATGGTGCCCGAGGCACTCACGCCGACGAAGCTTGCGCCTGAGAGCAGCGTCAGCAGCACGTCGTCACACCAGCGTCAGCAATTGGTCAAGCGTGGTCTGGGTCTCTTGGATCTTGGCGTCGAGGTCGACGACGGTCTCACCGTCGCCGACGAGGTACGCGTGAGAGCGCGCACCGTTCAGCGAGGTGAGTTTGCGTCTGACTAGGTCTATCAATTCTGCGATGGACACGGTGACACCTCACACAAGTGGAATGAGTTCTTGCGAGATGGTCGAAAGGTGCGCTTGCAGCAACACGACGTCGTACTTGTCCGTCCCATCGATGGCGCAGTATGCGGCCATGCGCCCGCCCTGTGCCGCTGTACCGGCCTGGATAAATCCCGTCGGTGTGTAGGGGCTGAAGACGCGGTTTTTTGCGTCGAATCGATATATCTGGTTGATCTGCGAAGCGACGTACACGTTGACGTAAGTGAAACGGCCTTCTTGAGCGAAGGGCGAATGGCACCCGGTTGTGCCTGCACCAAAAACGTTGTTGCCACCGTCGTATGTGATCGCGCCAGTCCACGCGCCGGTTGTGCCGCCAGCGATGTCGAGGAGATCGAGCGTAACAGCGCCACCTCTGAAGAAGAAGCAATGCGAGTGTCGCGCATTGCGCGCTGGATCGGGCCGGATACCAAAAGACGGCGCCCACAGACATCCGATGCCGTTTGCGGCTGGAGCTGCGCCAAAGTACGTCGTCGACCATGCGTTTGCGGCGATTGAGTTGGTGCCGTTATTCTGCGTAGCGTCGCTGTAGTTGTACGTGTACGTCGTCGTGTTGGCAGCGGTGCGCAGCACGATCTGATTCGGCAGTTCGATTACAAACTTCGCCGACGTTGACGGAGTCGTAGCCCATGCGGTGCCGAGCGTGTAGACCGCCGACGGTCCTGCGGTGTGTGATGCGATGATTCGTCGTTGACCGACAGCCGCTGGCGTCGTCGCGTCTTGCACGATGCGGATTTGGAAATTGCGAAACTCATTGGCTGCGACGACGGCGTCACCGCCTGTCGCTTGCCCCGTGATCGTCGACGCTGCGGCGGCCGTCGCTGACAGTGCCTTGCGGCTCACGAGATTATTGTCGTACTCGAATGAGCCTTTGATCATGCCCTCGCCGGGCTCGCAATCGTAGGGCGTGTACTGTTCGTCGAGGACCATCAGCGCCGAGTCTGTGGCCATCGTCGGAAGATTGGTGTTTGACAAATTCGCGAGCGTGTTCGTCGCGACCTCGAACGAACGCCACGACGCCGCAGCAGGTGCACCAGAGCCGAGCATGATTACGCGACCGCCGAGGATCTCATATCGCGCTCCCGTCGCTGGCGTGAAAGTAAAGGCGTTGTCGACGGTGATAGTCGGCGTCGTTCCGCTTGTGTTTCCGATGATAAATCGTTCTTCTGTTTTGCCCGCCGTCGTATCGATGATCCGGATCTTGAAGCCGAGATCGCCAGAGCCGCCACGATTCGCGAGCATGTTGACGCCGACCGATCCGGGAAGCGCCGTCGAGATAACGACGCTCGTCGTCGTAGCGCCCGCTGCGATCGTGCCGACCGCACCAAACGACGGCACAAAGCAGCACGACGACGAAGCGGCAACCGCTGAAACACCAGAAGACACCGCGAGCTGCCATGATTTGGTGATGATGTTGAATCTGTTAAGAACTGTAGTCGACACCAAATTGTAAGCAAACGGATTGCGGCTGACGTCGCTGCGGAGGTCGGAACACATTGAGGTTCCCGCAGCATGTGCGTTTGGTGCGGGCGCCACTTGCGCCCACATCATGCGGTCGAGCACTTTCTTGAAGGTGTTTGCCATGATGGATCCTCGTCGTCGTCAGGTGATGCGGGCGCGGACACAATCAGCCCACGCGCTCAGATTAGTTTGGTCGATAAGCATCGCGCCGCTTCGGCCGTCGATGTTGGTCAAGCCGGTCACTGTCGTTACCGTCGTTACCGTCGATACCGTCGATACCGTCGTCACCGTGCCACTCTCAAGCACGGCCGTCACACGCGAGCGGTCCAATGACATGTCGAATCCGGCGGGCGACATGAGGCGCTCGAGGATGCGTCGAAGGAGCGACGTCGCGCCCGACACCTCTTGTACTGGCATCGGATTGCTCGCCGCGACATCGCCATCGTTGACGCCGTCGACGCCCTGCACGATCTTGACGCGCTGAAGGAGCGCGCCGCCGACGTCGTCGGCAGCAATGGTAGCGCCCGACCCCGGTGTGTATCCGACGTTATCCGGCATGACTCACCTCAGTTGTTTCCGTCGGTGATCGTCAGCGACGTCACCTGCACGGGTTGACCCGACACGATCGACAGCGTCGTCAAGTTGAGGTCAGACCCGCTCGTGCCGCAGTCGCCGTCGCAGACGAAAGCGCCCGTCGAGTCGACGAGATAGAAAAACGCGGCGGTGCCCGTTGCGTTCGCCGACGTGTCGGAGAAAGGCGTCGTGAACGTGAGCACGCCCGACGACGACGACCCGCAAGGATCGGCGCATGTGAGCTCAGCGAGCAAAGTACCCGCGGGCGTGCCGCCCTTGGCGGGCTTGGTGCCGCTGTAGATACGGAGAAGACCAGCGCCTGCGCCAGCGTCGACGGCGATACGGATTTCGTCGATGCGAGAATTGCGGACGGTGTTTGCGATTCGGACGGTCATGTGATCACCCAACAGCGAGGATAGCAGGAAGAGCGCCGGTACCAGTGGCGACGACGCGAGCAACAGTAAGCCCGTCGGTGTGCTGCGTGGTGACCACACAGTCGGCCTCGGGCAGGTAGGCATAGACGACCGCGCCGACTTCGCTGCCGACTTGGAGCGAGACCTTGCGCGTCGTCGATGGTTGGCCGCTGGATGAGCTGTCGCCGATGAGCTCATTGAGCGTCGGCGAGCCAGTGCTGTCCCGCACTTCGCCGGCTATGTTGCCGTCGCCGAGGTAGACGCTGAACTCCACCGTGAACGTCTTACCGTCGCCGGTCGACGACACGCCACCAAGGCGCCCGTTGGTGCGCGTCGACGCAACACGCGGCGTCGTCGAAGCGGAGTAGTTGATCGTGATGTCGCGCGCGATGACGTCATGACCAGCAAACCACATGCGGCATGCGTCGACGACGATGGGATTACCGCTCGTCGGCTCAGCGTGCGCCGGGTTGGCCTCAGCGAGATGGGCAAACGACGTCGGCGAGAACACCGACGACATCGTCACCAGGCCAGCGTTGGGCATTGCGAGGCTCATGCTCATCGGCATGCAGCCGAAGTAGTCGCGTCGCCAATCCTCGCCCTCAGCGGCGAAGAACGCATGCACGTGGTGAGTGACGGCGTCGTTGACGCTGTAGACGCCCATCCGGAACACCGTCGCCGACGTCGTCGGTGTGCCGCTGTAGGGATGATCGAGCGTCAGCGTCGTAGTGCCACCGCCGCTAGCGATGCGGCCGACCTGAAGGCCGGCCGACGACGAAAACGCGATGACCTGTCCATTGGCCGTCGTGGTTCCGACGACGGCGACGATGCCGGACGCTGGCGTGTGACCCGATGCTGCCACCGTCGGCGCAACGCCTGTCGTCGCGGGAGCCACCGCACCGAAGAGCGAGGCGAGCAAGTAGCCTTGCTCCATCTTCGCCTCCCAGTCGGTGACGGCCGCGCCCGTGTTGCTGTTGACCCCGCGCATCTCCGTCGCCACGGTGATGTCGGCGAGGTCTTGGACGCCGCGGATATGCGAGTAGCGCCGGCCCGAGAGCGATCGCAGCGGGCGCGGGATCGGCGTGCGATTGCGTGGCAAGAACGATGCGCCGTCGTCGGTGAGACGAAGCGGGAACAGCGTGCCAGGCGTGCCGCTGAAAGTGGCGTTGTTGGAATGCAGCGCGTAGCGCAGCGTCGAGAGTCTGGCGACGTCGGTCATGTGCTGTACCTCACCTCAAGAGTCATCCGCAGTCGGCGAGCTCCGCTCACCTGCTCCACAGTGTAGGGCGCTACGTCGGTGCCCGCTGGCGTCACCGCCACGATGCCCGACGACGCCCGATCCCAATTTGCGCCACTCGCGAAAGCGGTCGCGAGCTGCGCCGCGTCTGTGGGGATGGCCTCGTCAATCGACGCGGTATCACCGAGGCTGTCGACGTACTCGACGACGACCTCCCATGTCAGCCGGTGCCGCGTTTGCTGCGTCTGGTATGGCCCCTCAGCCGCGCCGGAGAGGACTCGGCCCCACCATCGGCGAGACTGCGTGCCCACCGTCTCGTCGTGTCCTGTGACGTCGTGGGTGTATCTGTTGGGCAGGCCTCGCCCGACCACCGACGGCGTCACCGTCGAGGGGATCGACACGAGAGCGCGGCGAGCGTCACGCCACGTCACCGCGACAGCCTCATGTAGCGCGTCGTCTGGCTACCCGGCGTCGGCACGTCGGGAGTCTCTTCTTCTTGCGAGCGTGTGATGAGGTCGATCCGGTCCCACGTCGTCTGCTTGGTTTGCTCGTATGACGTCGACAAGCGCTCAACAAACTCAGCGGGCGCCGCAGGCCACTGCCTCGCGAGATGCAGCACCGTCGCCGATGCGTGCATCGGGACAAGCACGTCATCGGTCAAGACGTCCTCATCGAGGATGCCGCGAGCCGCGAGCGCCGGGACCATGACCATGCGCCAGCTTGCTTGGATAGCCTCTTCGAGCGTGAGGTCAGACGACGACGCGATCTGCCTGACGACGGGATAGGACTGCGTCAGCTCCGTCGGCGTCAGCGCGATCGACGTGATGCGCCGGACGACCCGAAAAGACTCGTCCCACTCACGGACGACGCCGTCGACGGTCGCGCGGAACAGCACATAGCCCGCGCCGGGCTCGCCGGTCTGGACGGCATCGAGCGCCACAGACACAGCCAGACCGCGCACAGTCGACGCGTTGCCGAGGTCGCAGGGTAGGGGCTCAGCGAGCCACATCGTGGCCAGGGTGCCACCACGGGCCGCTACAACCACCACGGGCCGGGCGCTGGCGCTGTCGGTGACGAGGTAGCGCCGGCCGGCGACGATTGCGACCGATGCTGCGAGCGGGATGCGGTCGTCGCCTTCGCTGCAGGCTCCCTGCGTCGTCGTCGACAGAGAGTCAATCGTTGCCGCGACGTAGACACCGTCGGCGTCAGGGTACTGCGACGAGATGCGCCGCGCCGTGGCGGGGTCGGAGGGCACGCCAGTCGAGATGCCGACGTCGTCGGAGAGCCGAGGATAGCTCAGGATCGACTCGGTTGACCCGACTAGGACGCGTTGCATGGACTGCACTCTAATGCAGTTGACAGCGGAGCGCTAGGCCCGTCACCCGAAGATTTTGGCCTTGGCCAACAGCCGGTAGAGCTCAGCCTCTTGCTCTTTGGTCAGGCCCATGAAGGGCCTCGCGGGCATCCCGATGCCGTGATGGATCCAATAGCCCAAGACGTTATGCGGCGGGCCTCGCTCGCCGGTCTTGATCATGCGTGCGCCAGTCTCGTATTCGAGGTCTTTAGCGAGTTTTTTGGCCTCGCCACGACGAAGGGTCCTGTAGATCTTGGTTTCGCCGAAACGTCCCTCGACGAGCCCCGCTTTTCGCATCGCTCGCGTCTGAGACGGTGCCCTCACTTCCGGCGATGTGCCGTTGTCGGGTGCGATCGTCACCTGGACGTAGTCGGCCGCGATAACGGTGTCTCGCACCTTGATGCTGTTGAGAAGGCCACCCGTCAAGCGAAGGTCGACTTTCTGATCCTCGCCCATGCGTTGGAGCTGTCGACGGTACCGCGTCGAGTATGCGGCGAAAGCCTGTCCCGTCGTCGCGATGCCCTTGTCGGTGCGCAACAGGATCGCGCCTGGGACGAAAGCGCCAATAACGCGAGCCGCTTTCTCGGCGTCAAACTTGACCGGAGTGCCAGACCGTTTCGTTGTGATGCCCACGACGTCACCTCCGCGCTAGCCCCATTGTCTCAGCGTCGATGATCAGGCGCGATCCATCGGGACGGTAAATCCTGATCCCTTCTGCGATTGCCGTCGCTACTGTTGTGGGCGCCCAGCTATGTCTACACCCGTAGCCGCCGCAGTAGTCGTCGGCGGGCAAGCCCTGTCCGTTGTCCAGGCGCGCCGGGTCCGTCACCGCCTTGCCGACCCACTGTCGACAGAACGGCCTGTTCTTGGCGTCTCTCGGCCCGACGTAGACGTAGACGAGGTCAAGCTCACTCTCGAGCTCGCGCGCGGCCGAGACGACGGCGCGACGGCCGACGGCCATGATCGCCGCGTCGACGGCGGCGCTTGCTCGTACATACGTCGTCGACAGTCGCGCCCGCACCTCCTCGATGACGTCGGCGAGTGAGCCACCGCTCGTGATGCCGCGAGAGACGGCGTCTCGCATCTCCTCACGGGCCAATTTGAAGACGGCCACGACGTCGGCCACCTGACCGCC